TTAAGGGTGTTAGAATACGGGACGTTAAAACGCCTATATACGAATCATCATTTGAGTTAATGAGTTTATTAGCGGATACTACTAGTTGTGATACTGGATTGAAATATACTAAAGCTGAGTTAGGTTATTCTGATACGGCTATGGCAACCCCCACACATGAAGAAATACGAGATGATGATGGTGATGATGATTCTACAGTTCAACCAATTATCGTATTAAACGAGGATACCCAAGATTTCTATAAGTGGGCTTATACACGTAGTAAGCAGTTCAGTAACAGTGACTTTGACCTTCCATCTAATACTAAGAGAAATGGAGTCTTTATGACTTATAATGAAATATTTGAGGCGGTCAACGCTGCCACTAATGTACCGATTAAGACATTACAAACTCTAGCGGTGATTGAATCAACCATTGGTAAAGATAAATTAGGTGCAGGTAATAAAAATACTGTGGCTAAAGGTAATGACGGTATGAATTACAAAGGTTATGTTGGGTTGATGCAATTCGGTAGGAAAGCAACTCTTGATGTTAAAAGTCGCATAGAAGCTGTCACCTTTACACCAGCTAATAGTGATATAGAATTCTTTGGTGCTTCAACCACAACCCAGCAAAAAATATTAATGCCAAGTACGTGGAGTTCAACAGATAATACCGTAAACAATAAGGAAACCAACTCAATGTTTGATGATTACATCAGTGCTATGGGGTCGGCTTATTATGCTATTCAAAACACAGGTCTAGCACCAATAGATATAACTGGCGATAGTGACGGTGATGGTCAAGGTGATGGTCTAGTTCTTACTGATGCATACTTAGCTCACCAACAAGGTAAAAGTGGTCTGGGTATTGTAAAGAGTAATCCGCTTAATAAGGTTGTTACTAGAACATCTTTGACTGGTAACACACCACCTTACGATAGAGTTAACGTTCCGATGGATGATTCAGGTAAGGGATACACATTTGAACAATGGTACCAAGGTTGGAATGGTTGGACAACCGCCATATTCGACAAAATAGAGCCTAGTCATGTATCCACTTATGACCCATTCGCTAACGCTAATAAACTTAGAAAGGTATTGCATGAGTTGGGATATGTCGAGAGAAAGAAACCTGAGCATGACCTGTCTGAGTTGACAAGTAGTGGTAAAGATATTAGTACGGAGATTGAGAAATTTGCCAGCGCCCTTTTCAAGAGGATAAAGGCGGCTCACCCAGAGGTGAAAATTGAGGTGACAGGTGGTAACGACCACTCTCATTCTATGAGTAGTAGTAGTAGACACGCTAAGGGTAATGCAATTGACTTTATTGTTTTCCAAAACCAGAACGATAACTCTAAGGTTAGACATACTAATCACCCTTACTTAAAACGAAATAGTAGTAAACCACCAAAACATAACACTTATAGGACAGATAATGGTGACAAAGCATTGTTGGATAGTATTAAGGCGATTATACAAGGGTTCCAAGCAGGACCAGATAAGCCTAAACCTGGTTACTTGGACGAGTACACATTAGGTAGCACAAGTGCTGGTGGCGCCCACTACCACATATCATGGCACCCAACTGGTGGTACTGAAGGTAGTTCAGAAAGAGCAGAATCCTATTCGGCACTTTCAAGTGGGTTAATTACAGCATATTCTGTCTAATACTTGAAAGTCTCAATTAAATTAAGTATGTTCGTAGAATGCTACTTGGTAGGATTATATCAGAAACGGACATTGACGTTGGGAAACGATTCGAATGTGTCGTTGGTTCTGTAGGCATAATAGAAGAACCAACCATTCCTACCTTATATGTCGGTATGACCTATACCAATAGATTATTTGAGGGTATGTACGATATTGAGTTGGATATCTTGACCAGACGTATGAATGAGATTGAATTCTGGACATTTAGTAGAAAGGAACAACGAAGCTATCACACGAACGATTTATACGACTTTAAGCGGTTCTGTTACGAGAGAGTAATAGCAGACGTTAAGTACGAATTCATAGACCCACTATTACTATCGGATGAGGAACACACCAAGAAGTTCAATGAAGTTAAGGGAGAAGAACGTCTGATTACTTGCAACGTAGGTGACATGGTATACATCTATGATGGTACGACAACTTATGGTATAAACCTAATGTTCTATCAGTTCATGGGATTGGATAGAACAAAATTATTAGCACGAGTAAAAGCATTTTCAACTGTCTTTCTTAATACGGAAGAGATACTTATAGAATATAACGATTTCATGGAAGAATACAATCACGATAAGATGTATCTTCCGTATCTATATTCTATAATGTCATATGTCAATTAGACACGTTTTATTCGCATCATTTATGCCCTCAGATAGGGTGGAATGGTTCTATGGGTATATGGAAGGTAAGCATGACATTAAACAGAAGCACATTTTCAAGTACAGTCAAATTGAAGACCCTGATATGTTTATCCTAACCTTCAGATTCAGTATACACAGCAACGATAATATCAATTTCAGTGAGGTGTTTCCTAATGCTTTGCTGATACATAAAAAAGGTGATGCTCTGTATACTATCAATGGGTTGAATAAATTAATTGAATCTGAGAATGTAGATGGTATCGGTAACCTAAATTACAGCGATGTTAAGATTGATTGGACTAAATATCAGAATCGAATGATACTGGCAGATGGTGAAAATCTTGTAATAAATGAGATAGAACGCATATTTTAGGGCTTTAGTTGATATTTATAACTATATAACAAGAACAAAAATCTATTATCATGGATAAAGAGATAACAAAAAAAGACATTGACAAGAACCTAGATGATTTCTTAGGTGAAGATACTGAGCACCAAACCATCGAATGTAAAGATGATGTGTGTATTATCAAAAACGATAAAAGTATCGTGGAGAGATTGAACAAGAAAGTAATAACCCAAGATGGGAGACAATTATTAATGTAATACCAATGAAGAATAAAGATAAACTCCTTATGGAGGAAGCAAAGCGAATGATGAATATCACCGAGTATTCATACTACGGTGTTACGACTGAAGACGATGAAGACCCAGCAGATGATGAAGGGTTTGGTGATGAAGCCCCAGCAGATGATGCTGGTGATGAAGGTGGTTTCGGTGACGAAGAAGGTGGTGAAGATTTAGGTGGTGATGAGGTTGCTGGAATGGAAGACGAACTTGGTTTGGGAGACGATGAAGGATTTGGAGATGAAGAAGGTGGAGACGAAGGTGGTTTCGGTGGTGATGAGATGCCAATGGATGAACCTATGGAACCAGCAGAAGATGAAGTGGAATTGGATGTAACTGAACTAGTAGATAGTACAGAAGAAGCTAAACAATCTTCAGATATGGCTAACCAGAAACTGGATGCTCTTGTTAATGGATTTGCTGAATTACAAAACCAAATGGGTGCTATGCAACAAACAAGTGCTAAGATTGATGACCTTGGAAACAAGGTGGTAGAATTGGAGCATGATATTGAGAGACGTAACCCAACACCTGAAGAACAAATTGAGATGAGGTCGTTAGATTCTTACCCATACAACATTAAATTGAGTGATTATTGGTCGGAAAAGGAAGATAAATTGGCGATTCCATCATCAGAACAGGATGGTGGTACCAAAGAATATACGTTAACTAAACAGGACGTTGATGATTATTCACCAACAGACGTAAAAAATAGTTTCAGTAATTTCGAAGAGGATGAGGTTGAATACTAATAAGTTATGTAACATTGTATAAATTAAAAAGTGAGATTTTCTCACTTTTTTTTTGTTTAGGGGTTGACAAGTTAGGAAAGTTGTAGTATATTTGTATCAGTTAAAACATTCGGACATGGGTTGATTTTAACAACGAAAATAAGAGTAAAAAAGTAGCTATCTTTTGGTCTTTTTGGGGTGTAGAATGATATTTATATATGTTCGAACAAAGTAACTAACAAAGTAAAATTAACAAAAACAACAAAAACAACAAAGTATGAGTAATTTAGATGCAATTTTAAACCAGTATGAGAAATCTACTAGTAGCTCTGATTCAGGAGCAAAGAAGTATGACTTAAACAACTACTTCTCAACGTACCTACAAAAAGGTATTGACACAGCAACAAGAACCATTCGAATAGTACCGTCTGATGTGGAAGGTGAAACACCGTTCACTGAGCTAATGGCGCATAACTATCAGATTGCCAATGGCGATTGGAAAACGTATGCATGCTTGAAGCATGAGAATGATGAGCCGTGTCCATTTTGTGATACCAGAGCAGGTTTACTTGCCGATGGTACAGAAGACGCTAAGGAAACAGCGAAAAAGTTCCGAGCACGTAAGTATTATGTGTGTAAAGTAATCGATAGAGAGAATGAAGCTCACGGTATCAAGTTTTGGAGATTCCGAGACAACTGGCAAAAGCAAGGAACCCTTGATAAAATCGTCAATTTGATGAAAGTTATGAAAGGTGATATGTCTGATGCTACCGCAAAGCATGGTCAAGATTTAGTGATTGATATCGCTAGAAATTCCAACAAGACACCTATCGTGCAAACTATCCTACCAGCACCAGAGAAATCTGTGTTGTCAACTGACGCTGCTCTACAAGCAGAGTGGTTGGGTGACAAGAGAACGTGGAAGGACGTTTATGCAATCAAAGACTACAAGTTCTTGGAAATCATAATCGAAGGTGGTACGCCAGCTTACGATAAGGTTAAGGACTGTTGGGTTGATAAAGCTACTCTGGAAGCAGATGGTGTACCAACAACAACCAACAATGAAAGTTTAGATAATGAGTTAAGTGTAGGAAACACTGACTCAGGTTTAGTAGCCGAAACCCCAGTTGCAGAAGCAGCACCTGTAAAAACTGAAGCAGTAGCGGAAGTGGCAACAGCGACAGCACCTGCAACCACAACAACAGTTACCGAGGAAGTGGATGATGACATGCCTTTCTAAGTAACAACAACAAGGATAGAAAGAAGTGGCTTCGTGCCACTTCTTTTTTACCCTAACAATAATAACACAACAACAAACAAGTTTCACAATGGCAAAACGACCAAGTAAGAAGAATACGGCTAATAAAACGTATGATATCCACACCTTTAAGAAGGAAAACGGAATTAGTGCAAAATCACAAAAACATAAGGAAAATACATGGTATAAATTCTCAGATGGCTACGCAAAAGCTACAGGAGTTCCAGGCATTCCAATGTTCTGTGGTTCACAATTCATTGGTTTTAGTGATACTGGTAAATCAACTGGTATTTATGAGGCGATTGCTGCGGCACAGAAGATAGGTCACTTACCTATCATTATTGATACAGAAGGTAATTGGAGTTGGGAATACGCCAAGAGCATTGGTTTCCAATTCGAAGAATCCGTTAACCCTGAAACAGGTGAACCTGATATTACAGGAGATTTCTTATTCTTCCAAGATGACGACCTTTTAGATATGTACCAGAACTATGATTATAAGACTGGTAAAGAAACAACTAAGCCGACACGATTTGAAGCAGTAATCGAAGATGTTGCAAGAGTGTTCAACCACTTTGCGGATAAGCAATTGAGTGGTGAATTAGACCGAAGCATACTATTTGTTTGGGATTCAGTAGGCTCATTGGATTGTTTCCAATCAGTTATTTCTCATACAAGCAACAACCAATGGAATGCTGGTATTATGAAACGTGCGTTCCAATCGTTCTTCAAGAAATTAACTAGAACTAAGAAGCACGATTACCCTCACAGTATGAGTTTGGTATCAGTGAACAAGATTTGGTTATCACCTAACGCTATAGGTGCACCAACCGTTAAACAATCAGGTGGTGAGGCTTGGAGATTCTACAATAGATTTATCGTACACATGGGTGGTAAGACCACAGCAAGTGCTAGACGAAAGAACTTCAAAGTGGGAAGTACGGTTCACAACTTTGCGGTGCAAGCACCAGTAGAGGTTATCAAGAACCAAATCAATGCGGTTACAACCAAAGGTGAACTTTGTTCAACACCTCACGGTTTTGTTCATCCAGACGATTTACCTGAATATCAAAAGAACAACAAGAAATACTTCTTGGAGTTGATGGGTCACACCCACGATAGTGATGTTGAAATGGAAATTATCACGGAAGACCCAACAGATGGGTACGACCCAGTAGATGCATTGGATACATTCAAATCATTGCGTGAAGACGCTTAAACAATTGTTATTAACCCTCATAAGAATATGAGATGCCCAAGCTACCACCAAGAACTGGTGTAAGAATAGATAGAATTAACACATTACTAGTTGATGGTAACGCCTTGTTTAAACGAGGGTACCATGGTAGTCACGATGCTTATAATGAGAATGGTGACCATGTAGGTGGCATCTACCAATTCATTACCGTACTCAGAATGTTACTTAAGAAGGACGTATTTCATAACGTCTATGTCTTTTGGGATGGTAGATTCAGTGGTAAACTAAGGTGGGAGATATACAAAGATTACAAGGGTGATAGAGGTAAGGATTACATTAACGGAACGGAGCCTGACGATGTAAATGAGAAGCTTCAACAATTCATAGTTAAGCAATATCTCTATCACTTATCTATTCGCCAAATAGAGGATACAGTAGTAGAGGCAGATGATTATATAGCGTATTACACTAACAGTAAGAAGAAGAATGAGGATATTACAATCTGTACCAGTGACAGAGACCTTTGCCAGTTAGTAAGTGACGATGTTAAGATATGGTTATTGGATAAAAGGGTTTATCTAACACCTAAGAATTACAATGACCACTTCGACCACCATATCAGCAACATGGTGTTGGTTAAGACGATTGAGGGTGATGTCTCAGATACTATCAAAGGTATTAAGGGTGTGAAGGAGAAAAAGTTATTAGAGCATTTTCCATTTATAGCTGAAAGGAAAACGGACCTACTGGAAATTCTGAGAGAGGCGATGAGAATACAAACCGAGAGGAAAGCTAATAAGAAGAAACCACTGATTGCGCTAACTAATTTACTTGAATGTAACACGGTTGGTCTTCAAGGTGACAGACTTTATGAAATTAATAGTGTATTGGTTGATTTATCAACTCCAATGATGACCAATGCCAGTATTGAACATTACAACGATGTTATCAGTACACCACTGAGTACAGACCGTAACCTTAAAGAGGTTTACAGTATGCTCGAACGAGACGGAGTTGACGATATGATTCTTGAGTATCGTATGACAGATTATTTCCTACCCTTCAAAAAATTAAAAGATAGGGAAAGGAGAATGAGTAAAGAAGTAACATAATGGAAGCAACAACAAACAACAGAACTAATGAAAGGAATGATGATGATAATAGGTTTGAGTTTAATCTGACGATTAACGATAATCTTATTTGTCAACGAGAATTCGCAATCAACTATTTCAAAAAGGCTAATATGCACGTAAGTCAGATTAGACCATTGATGAATAGACTGGCTGGAATGAATATCGATTCGGTAGGTCGTTCAGGTCTAATACCAAATCATCTGAAAGAACTTTCAAATGATTATCTATGGGAGAATCATAGGTATTACGAAAAGCAAACCCCTGAGATGATTGATAGGAGAAATGTATTCGAAAATGAGGATATCATAGGCTTTGAATTGAAGTTCGATGGTAACCTTGTCGCAAAGACCGCTTTCAGTGGGAACTATTTCCCACCAAAGGTTCGATACAACATAGATATTCGAGGGTTGATACCTCAGATATTAAGAGAGGTGAGACATTCATTCTCTAGATAAAAAAATAATGGCTACTAAACAAAACAACAATAAATGGCAAAACTACAAAACGGATTCAATTTCCTAGGACTAGAATTTCAAGAACGATTACTTAAACAATTTTTAGAAGACCGTAAATTTACCGAAAGGATTGTGGACATAATAAGTCCTCAGTACTTCACGGATGAACACTTACGATTGATTGCAGTTACAATTAAGAATGCTCACGAGCAATACGAGGCTATCCCCGATGTGGAAAGTCTTAAGATGCGTATCAGAAGTAAGATTGACAATGAGGTTTCCTTAAAGTTAATCATGTCACAGGTTGACCGAGTGGTGTCGGCTAATGAAAATGATGCCACATTCGTTCAGGAAACGGCTATCAAGTTCTGTAAACAACAGGAGCTTGTAAGGTCGGTGAGAGACATTCAAGGTATCATCGAAAGGGGTGACCTAGAAGATTATGACCAATGTGCTGACCTTATCAGACGAGCGCTTGAAGCTGGTGATACTACCGAAGACGACACAAATGTGTTAGAGGGATTGGAAGAAGTACTCGCAGCAGACTACAGGAAGCCTATATCTACTGGTATAATGGGTTTAGACGAATTAATGGATGGTGGACTGGCTAGAGGTGAGTTAGGGCTTATACTGGCTCCGTTTGGCGTTGGTAAGACAACAATGATTACCAAATTGGCTAATGCGGCTATGGCTGATGGTCATAACGTACTTCAGATTTTCTTCGAAGATAACCCAAAAGTAATCAAGCGTAAACACCTATCATGTTGGACTACAATACCTTTGAATGAATTATCAGACCCACAATGGCGAGATAGATTGGATAAGGAGATTGAAGAACAAGGTAAGGGTAAAGGTAAACTTATACTTAAGAAGTTCTCAAGTGATGGTACTACCATTCCTAAGATACGCCAATACATTAAGAAGAAGATATCACAAGGTTTCCGACCAGATATCATATTGGTGGATTACATAGATTGTGTACAACCATCTAAGGAATTCAAGGATGTATATGCAGGTGAGGGTAACGTTATGCGTCAATATGAAACCATGCTAAGTGATTTCGATGTTGCGGGTTGGACAGCAGTCCAAGGTAACAGAAGTTCTATTGGTGCCGATGTGGTAGAAGCTGACCAAATGGGTGGTTCTATCAAGAAAGGTCAAATTGGTCACTTCATTGTCTCTATTGCTAAGACGTTGATTCAAAAGGAAGCGGCTATCGCTACGATGGCAATTCTTAAGTCACGTTTCGGTAAGGATGGTATCATCTTCCAAGACATTACATTCGATAACTCAACAATCCAAATTGATGTTACACAAAGTAATTCTGGGCAGAGTTTTATGGAGAAGAATGTTGAAAAAGCATCCGAGACACAGGATAAGATAAAAGCCATTATGAAGATAGCTAGTCAGAAGAGAGAAGAAGAAGAGAGAAGAAAGAAAGAATTAGAGGAAAATAATTCGGCTGATGACTCGACTGATAATGAGGATGATACGACAAATAGCGAGGAAGATACGACAAATACCGAGGAAGCAGAGGTAGTTTAATAAGTGACTACCCTATTTATATTAAAGACATTCAAAAAGTGGCAGCAGGCAAGTATATAAACATCGATTATCCGTTTAAGGACAGTGATAAAGGTTTCTTTTTACAATTGAACGACACAGATTCAAGAGCAGTAAAAGCAGACCTCATGCACCTAATTCTGACCCAGAGAGGTCAACGGTTATACATGCCAGACTTTGGTACTGATTTAATGAAATTCATTTTTGAACCTAACGATTCGAAATTACAATCAGAAATAAAATCAGACATTCAAGAAACCGTAACCAAATATATTCCCAACCTAACTATAAACGAGGTTGAGGTCAATCGGGACACCAATAATGAGCACAAAGCTACTATAAGAATCGATTACAGTATCACCGAAGATGTCTTCGTTGAAACCGACTTTGTGGTCATTAACATCTAAAGAAAAAACACACGTATCTTTGATATAGCTGTGTCTTGTTGTTTCCACAAAGTCCATTATAAAGTTAATAAAAGAAAAATTAAAATATGGATTTATCAAGTAGTATCATGTCCGACATTACAGTGCATATGAAGTACGCCAAGTACTTACCGCACCTGAAACGTAGAGAGACATGGGAAGAGTTGGTCACAAGAAATAAAGAGATGCACCAACGCAAATATTCTCACATTCACGATGAGATAGAGGAAGCTTACAAGATGGTTTACGATAAGAAAGTTTTACCTTCAATGAGAAGCTTACAGTTCGGGGGCAAACCAATCGAAATTAGCCCTAACAGAATATATAACTGCGCATACCTACCAATAGACCACTGGAAAGCATTCAGTGAAACTATGTTCCTACTATTAGGTGGAACAGGAGTAGGTTACTCAGTACAACGTCATCACGTTGAACAATTACCAGAAATAAGAAAGCCTAACGCTAATAGAAGAAGACGATACTTAATCGGAGATTCTATAGAAGGATGGGCTGATGCGATAAAAATACTGATGAGAGCATACTTTGAAGGTATGTCAACACCAGACTTCGATTTCTCTGATATTCGAAAAAAAGGTGCAGCATTGGTAACAAGTGGTGGTAAAGCACCAGGACCGCAACCATTAAAGGACTGTGTTCACAATATCAAGAAGATTCTTGACACAAAGAATGATGGTGACCAATTATCAACCTTAGAGGTTCATGATATCATATGTTATATTGCTGATGCAGTATTGGCAGGTGGTATCCGTAGAGCAGCCTTGATTTCGCTATTCTCATTGGATGATAACGAAATGCTTACATGTAAGTTCGGTAAATGGTATGAGCTTAACCCACAGAGAGGTAGGTCTAATAACACAGCAGTTATGTTACGACATAAAATCACTGAGGATAAGTTCTTCGACCTATGGAAGAAAGTAGAGGAAAGTAACGCTGGTGAACCTGGAGTTTACTTCTCAAATGACAAGGATTGGGGAACCAACCCATGTTGTGAGATAGGGCTACGCCCGAATCAATTCTGTAACTTGAACGAGATTAACGCCTCAAACCTAACATCCCAAAAGGATTTGGAAGCGAGAGTTAAGGTAGCAGCCTTTATAGGTACGTTACAAGCAGGTTACACGGATTTTCATTACTTACGTGATATCTGGAAGCGCACCACAGAGAAAGATGCCCTAGTGGGCGTAGGAATGACTGGTATCGGTTCAGGTGAAGTTCTTAAGTATGACCTAGTTGCTGCTGGTGAAGCAGTGATTAAAGAGAATGCTAGAGTAGCTAATTTGATTCACATCAATCCAGCAGCTAGAACTACAACAGTTAAACCATCGGGAACCAGTTCATTGGTTCTAGGTACGTCATCAGGTATTCATGCTTGGCACAATGAGCACTACATTCGTAGAATCAGAGTGGGTAAGAACGAGTCTATCTACACGTACTTGCAGATTTATCACCCAGAGTTGATTGAGGATGAATTCTTCAGACCAAACGAGCAAGCGGTAATTTCCGTACCTCAAAAGGCACCAGAAGGTTCGATTCTTAGATTTGAATCCCCAATGAAGTTATTGGATAGGGTTAAGAAATTCAATACTGAGTGGGTGAGAACAGGTCATATCGATGGTCAGAATACTCACAACGTATCGGTAACAGTATCAATCAAGAAGGAAGCTGAAATGGTCTCCGTTAAGGATGACGCTGGAAAGCCTATTAAGGGTACTGATGGTAAAGTTGTTTTCGAACCTAAGAAGGATGAGGAAGGTAATATCATATACAGAATCAACGAGTGGGGTTCAGTAGGTGAATGGATGTGGGCTAACCGTGATACTTTCAATGGTATTGCAGTTCTACCGTTCAATGGTGGAAGTTATATTCAAGCCCCTTTTGAAGATTGTACTAAGGAAGTTTACGATGAGATGTATAAATCACTTCATAGCGTAGATTTAACTAAAGTAATCGAGATGGATGATAACACAGATTTATCTGGAGAGGTGGCTTGCGGAGGCGGTGCTTGCGAAGTAGATGTAGATATTACTGAATTACTTAAATAGTAATCAACATATCAAATTTGAGTTGAAAGGTGGGCTTGTCCCACCTTTTTTTGTGTGTTAACTATTTAGTTTTGGTAAATAATGTGTTAATTGATATTTATAACTAAGAACTAAAAACTATGGCTCAAAAAATACCCTATTTTGCTAGAAACTTCGCTGATGTTAGAAGTGAACTGGTCAACTACGCTAGACAATACTACCCAGACATCTTCAATGATTTCAATGATGCCTCTGTTGGTATGATGCTATTGGAACTTAATGCTGCGGTTGGTGATATGTTATCATTCCACACCGACAGGATGTTCCAAGAAACTCAAATTAACTACGCACAGGAAAAATCCAGCGTATTGAGTATGGCACGTACATTTGGTCTTAAAATACCAGGTAAACGACCATCAGTTACCATATGCGACTTCAGCGTTACGGTACCAGTATTCGGTGATACGTGGGACATCACCTACGCTCCAATTATTAGAAGAGGTGCACAAGTATCAGGTGCTGGAAAGGTTTTCGAGACCACAGATGATATAGATTTCTCATCACCATTTGCGGCAGGGGGTATACCAAATAGATTGATTATCCCAAATATAGACGCTTCAAATAACATAATAAATTATACCATAACAAAAAGGGAGCTAGTCACCAATGGTGTGACCAAGACATTCAAGAGAGTTATGAGTGAAGGTGATGTGATACCATTTTTTGAGTTGATATTACCAGATACTGATGTAATCTCAATTAATTCAATCATAACACTTGAAGGAACCAATTTTACTTCCACGCCTACAGTTGACCAATATTTAGATAGTGACCTAAGATGGTACGAAATGAATGCATTGGCAGAAGATAAGGTTTTCGTTGTAAATAACACACTGGTTAGTGACAACAATTCTGTTGAAGTTGGACAGTGGATTAAGGTAGACCAGCGATTTATTCGTGAATATACCGACAAAGGTTTTACTAAATTAATCTTCGGTGGTGGTTCACAAGATATCGGTTCACTATGTGATTTTGATGTTGACCCAGCGTTGGTGAGTAGGATTGGTGACTTCATTAACAACCTAAGTATGGGTGTGACACCAAGCCCAAGTACAACAATGTTCATTAGCTATAGAGTTGGTGGTGGTAAATCTACCAACATCGGTCCTAACGTTCTGAATACGGTTAATAATCTTAATATGACTGTAAGCGGTGTGGATAATGGTGTAAACCAACAAGTTAGAGGTTCACTGTCGGTGAATAACCCACTTCCAGCATTGGGAGGAAAGGATGAACCTTCAGTTGAGGAAATACGTAACCTAACCCGTTACAATTTCGCTTCACAGGAACGGTGTGTAACCATAAAGGATTATCAAACCAGAATTGCTTTAATGGATGGTGAGTTCGGAATACCATTTAGATGTGGTGTATTGGAGAATCAGAATAAAGTTGCGATATATATTCTATCCTTGGGTAGTGATGGTTCATTGACTAATCAATCTACCAGTACCTTAAGAGATAATATTGGCACATACTTGAGTGATTACAGAATGATGAATGATTACGTAGAGGTAACCAATGGTCAAATAATTAACTTAGCTTTTGAAGTTGGGTTGTATATCGAGAAGGAGTTTCCAGAAAGTCAAATTATTGCAGAAGTTATCAGTAAAGTTCAAGAATACTTCAACATTGATAATTGGAATATGGGTGAGAACATCTATATGAGCCAATTGATTGAGAATATCAACAATGTGGGTGGAGTATTGAACGTAATGGAGTTGAAGGTATTCAATAAAGTGGGTGATGGTTATTCACTTAATGAGATAGCACAACCATTATTGGATGATAGTTCCAGAGAAATAAACTTGGCACCAAACTATGCTTTGATGGGTAGCCCTATCAGCATGTTTGAGATTAAGAAGCCAAGTGTGGATATTAAAGTCAGAGTGAAAACCAATTAATAATTGATTTAATCAACCTAATTAGTTATATTAAGAAAAACAAGTTATTATGGGATGTGGATGTAAAAAAGACAACAATTTTGAGATACCAGGAGTCAAAGATGTTCAGACATCAAAGGTTAATGCTAATATGAATACAGTTGTGAAGTGGAGTATCTTCATCACTCTGGCTATTCTATCACCAATCATAGCACCACCATTGGTCGTATGGGCACTCTACAAGGGTATCATTAAGAACGATAGGTTGGACGCTATACTAATGTTTAAGGCGGTTAGTCAAGCGGCTAAAACTGTTTTGGAGAAGGAAGAAGATGTTGAACCTATGGATGAGGATGATGTAATGGAACTAATCTCAAAAGCGGAAATAGAGGAACTACCGATTAAGTAATGAGTAAAAGCATAAGAATACGTACAACCCCTAACGGTGATGATAAGTTCGTCAAAATCAATATGGAACAAGATTTCGATTTTGTTGAGATATTGTCGTTGAAACTAACTCAGAAGGAGCTTTATACTAAGTTCTGTGCTGATTATGGTGTTATTGTGGGTAGAGTCACCGTGAATAACGGTTTCGGTGTTCCAAATGCTAAAGTAAGTGTATTCGTACCAATCTCTGAAGATGACAAGTTAGACCCAGAGATATATGGTGAGTACCCTTTCGAGACGATTGCAGACCTTGATAGTGAAGGTGTAAGGTATAACCTACTTTCAGGTAATAACGACACTAACGATGAATGTTATACACCAGTAGGTACATTCCCAAACAAGAGGCAATTCTTGGATGATGATGAGATGTTGGATGTGTATTGTAAGTATTATAAGTTCACTACAACCACAAACGCTTCTGGTGATTATATGATATTCGGTGTACCATCAGGTGCCCAAATCATGTACGCTGAAGCTGATATGTCAGACATTGGTGCAATAAGCCAAAAACCATACGATTACATACGATTAGGTTCATCATCAGAGAACTTCGATTCAACAAGTAAGTTCAGAAAAGAAGACAATCTGGACGCAATGAACCACATCATCAACAGAAGTCCAATAGGACTTGACGTTCAACCATTCTGGGGTGATGAGGATAACTGTAATGTGATGATAACCAGAAGGGATATCGACATGAAGGTTCGGGTCACACCAAGCGCAATATTCACAGGCTCAATCTTCGGTGATAATGAAGAAAACTCTATCAATACAACCTGTAGACCAAGAAATGGTATGGGAGTATTGGATGGGCAAACCACAGGTAGGGGTAAGATTGAAATGATTAGAAAGACCATAGATGGTGCTATCGAACGTTTCGATGTGAAAGGTGGTGAACTAATTGATAAGGACGGTGTGTGGGCTTACCAAGTACCTATGAATATAGATTACAGAGTTACTGATGAATACGGTGACCTAGTACCAACGGATGACCCTAATAAGGGGATTCCAACCAGAGCCGATGTAAGGTTTAGGATTGGTATGAATGTAACTGGTGGTGAAGGTAAATTAAGAACCAGAGGTCAATATTTGGTTCCACATAATCCTGACCAATTAGGTGATGTGGACTTTGAGTTCGGACCCCAAACAAAACCTCACAGTTTCGCTACGCTTAAATGGAATACTATATATACCGTTAAGAATCTAATAACCAGATACGAACATACGGAAGCACCATCAGACTCTGGGGTAAGGAGTTTCGTGGGTATTAAAGACGTTGATAGCGCCAGAGGTAAGTATACTCCATTCCCATTCAATAGATTACATATAGCGTCAGATGCTTTATTCAACTTCATTTGTGGGTTGGTTATCGCACTCTCAGCTATTATAATTCTGATAAATGTGAGTATCATTAGACCAATAAATGACATTATTAGCGTTATTAATGGTTTTTTAGATTTTTTCGGTGTAGACCCCATTGCATATATAGCTTGTATTACTTTAGATTGTCAGAATCGCCCTTATGCGCCAGGATGTGATAATGGTAGACCTGGTTGTACAGCAGCAGGTGGTCCGCCAAACGGAAGTACTTACTGCGTTGGTTCGACAGAAGATAATGGTTGGGATGACACGGATATACCAGGAGATGCTGGATATACACATTGTGTGGCTTCCAGTTTGGTAGAGGATTTGAACTTACTTAAGTTTGACTTCTATAACGATTGGATTAATGGTACACTATACGCACCACTATTCAAATTTAAGAGTAGTAAATTAGGTGAAGAAAGGGAGAAATTCTGTGAATGGACATGTGGTGGTGGTGGTGTGAACAACCTAAACCCATCAGACTCTAATGCGTTTGATAATAATTGTTATAACGATGTTTATTTGATTGAGACCTGTGTTTACCATGGTGATTGTAGCATTAATACCGTTGGTTCCAGAAAGACTAATGAGGGGTTCATAGAGAAGAACGGTGATAATTTATATTATGTACCATATAGTAGAAATTTAGGTAGTAAATTATACGCTAGCGATTTGGTGACTTTAGGTTCATCGGTTAAATGTCATTACGATGGTTTACCGTTCGTTCAAGACCTATGGATTGACACCACTTATAAGATGCCACCACTATTACCTGAATATTCATTAGTGGGTAACCATTTAGATAAGGTAACCAGTGGTTTAGATAGCCCATCTAAAGATATGGTGAATTCACTATTCGTTGATATTAATTGTATTAGCATTCAAGCACGTTCTCAACAGTGTGGTAACATCAGACGACAGTGTGAATTAGGTGTAGGTCTTGATGATTTCGATGAAGATGCTCAAGGTTTATTCAGATATCCTAATCAATTTTTAACTAATGAGGATATCGATGTCCATTTCAGTAGAAATGTATTCGCATGGATGAATAACGAAACGTTATTCAATACGTACCCAACACCCAACGGGTTACCACCAGCAGACGTAAACTGTGACTGGTTAGATGCTCAATTTAGTATTGATTATAATGAAACGCCACCCAATCAGTATGTATCTGCTAACGGTCCTGATTGTGGTGATATCATAGGTACGGACGATTATAACATATTCAGATATAATAATATAGGGCAAACATTAACTACTAACCGATTCCCTAGGGTGGATGATTCATTCTATTTCTATTTTGGTTTGAACGCTGCATCAACGGCATTGAGCCAATTGAGGGAGAAGTATTTTGCGCCATGTCCAGTATTGGACGACCCTAACTATGTGGTTATAGGTGACGTAACTCACAACACAACCATATCACCATCACCAACAACACCAGCAACTGGTGGAATTGATATTTCAGTTATTGGTGGTACTGACCCATACACTTTCCATTGGACGTATCCTGATGGTACAGTACATACCTATACTGGTGATAACCAAGGTGGCGATATTGAAGAATTAGTGGGTGGTGCATACACCTTAACAGTAATTGATAATGGTGGCGTAAGTGTAACAACTACATTCATTGTGGATGACCCAGCAGTTCTATCATGCTTTGTGGAAGGTTTCCCTCTGACGGTACCTTACGACCCTAATTCTCAACAGATACCAGATGGTTCTATGAGTATTAGTGTAAATGGTGGAGCTACCCCTTATACTATAACCATTGAGGGTGCTAATGGTACCATACAAACGCTGACCACCACTAATAATTATGAGACTATTAGTAACTTACCCCCAGACGTTTATACGATAACAATAGAGGATGGTGACCCAACAACACCACCATGCCCTAGTACGGTGACCATAACAGAACCATTCGGGTTGAATTTTGTGGTTAATAGTGTTTGGGATGGTCCTCCTAATGCTACTGCGGAACAACTAGCCGACCCTAATAATTATTTGGAATCACCATCACAGGGTCAACCTACATGTCATGATACACCTAACGGTGTTATATTCATAACCCCATTGGGAGGTGAACCACCATATTCAGTTACGGTTACGTGTCCAGCCACATTTAATCCATTACCATTGGGTACCTTCTCATCAACCGACTTTAATAATATTAATCTTGGTTGGAATGCTGTTAATAATTTACCACCACACCCTGAGTGGTATCAAATCACGGTAACGGATAGTGCTAACGATTCTGTAGGTCCCATACCATACGACATCGCCAACCCATCTATACTAACACCTACTTATACTACGGTTCCAGAAGACCAAGGTAATGATGGTTCTATCACGGTACATGCACCTAATGCGAATTATCCATACACATATTACTTGGATGGTAACCCAGAATTTAACGTAACGTTGATTAACCATCAATTCGAAAACTTATCAGCAGGTGACTATGAGATTAAGGTAGTAGATAATAATGGTTGTGTTAGTGAGACGGTTACTGTTACCGTGGCTTAAGAATAATAATCTATATCCCTTTAAAAAATAGTTTTATAACCTATATTTATCTTATATGGGTATAAATAGAGTTAAATATAGACTACGCAGTACCGAGTCTCAAACCAGTGTAAATACAGATACATTCATCAACGTTCAGTTAGAAGGTAATGAACGACTATTACCCTATAACGATATTAATCGAATTGTGGATGCTGGTGAGGTTTTCAACAACGAGAGACAAAGCACAACCAAGTACCGAATTATAGGTAATTTCAAACCCATCATGAGTAACGTCCTATTCAATGTGAGTGGTAACGATAGTTGGTATACTTTTCTAGAACCATCATATCTTGATGACCCTTACGATAATCCTGATACAGGTCAAGAGCCTTTAACTTGGGGTCAATCATATGACCAAAATTTGAAGGAACAGGATGGTTGGTTCGGTCATTATGACCCTAATATTATAATTAGTGGTTCATGTGATTTCAATACTATGGAACCTAAGAAGGAGCGTTTTTCCTTTAAACCAAATGATGTTAATCAAAATCTGAAGAACTGGGAATTAACGGTAACGTACCCTTGGTCTGCTGACACGACACATGATTTGGTTTCTGGTAATACGAATGGTGGGCTTAGACTGATTGGTGCTAATGAATCAATAGTTTCTGATAGACCTTTAATGATGTTCAATACACCAGTACATCATAATCTAATGCAAGGTGATAGAGTCAGATTGGTAGGTTTATCCCTACCAATATTTGATGGTGATTATAGAGTGGTTAGAACTGGTCTTGATAATGGTGACGACAAGGAGTATTATTTTTCCGTTAACATTGATTATGATGTCACCATTAATACGGCATTAGACACTAGAATGAAGCGACTTGTGGGTGGACAGGAGTCGGAATACTACATTCGATTATTTAAGAAGGTTAGAACGGTGAATACCACTATTAATAATGGTATCATTGAAAATGACGATTACGAACTATACCCTACAGCATTCGCTAAGACGGTATTCAGTGATGAGGTGTGTCAATTTGCTGTAAACGAAGATATTGAGGTCAAAGACCTTAGAGATAATTTAGGTAGACCTCTGAGTGAGATATTCATAACTATGATTAAAACCCAAGCCAATTTCTTCACACCGATACAAGTGGGGTTGGAAATGGGTAACGTTGATGGAATCCATAATGATGATGAGTTACCTCACCTCAGATTACTTCATGAGAACGGTGTTATTGCGCCAGTCGATGACCCACAACAAGACCCATTCATAAGCCCAACACCATTAAACCCATCGGCACATATAACTGATGATTACTATCATGGTGATATTGTGGAATACAATAAGTTTGAGTGTTTGGAATACACGTTGGCTATGGTGGGACACAGATTCAATACCAACAACAGAACAGAACCATTATACGAGACTAGTTTTTTTCCTAGAAATAAGGCTAAAGGACCTAGACATGAGGGTTATTTTTATCACCCACACCATAAGATGAAGATTAGAGACTTCTCAAACTATGTTGAGCAAGGTGATAGTAATACATTTGGTATTCCAGATTATGCGGAAAATTTGGGTGATGGTAGATGGTTATGGAGAGACCTATTGGATATAGGGTTGAATGATGGGCAATATGTGACCTTGAACTATCCGTTCTTGAATGGGGCACATTACTTGTATCAGAATTTCTGTATTCCAGTTAGGAGACAAGACCCGTTTGGTCAGTATGGTTTATACTACGGACCTAGATTCAGTCCTAATAACGTTCCCATAACATTCCCACCATTTGATATTGTGGGTAGTGGTAGAGGTAATCAGTTCACCGTTAAATCGGCTGAAGAAGATTGTTAATAGATTAATATGCCAGCACAGAGATATACACTTAGAATACCAGAACCTACCAGTACCGCGACTACATTCAACGTACCATTAGACATGGACTTCCAATTGGTTGACCAAGGGGAAACTATTGAGCGACAATTCGTTGATGTTGAGGTGGAGAAATCCATCAACCCGATAATCGATTATGAGAAGGTAAGATTCATACCAAAGGAAGTTACAATCTTAGCCGATATGGTTAAATATGTTCCACACTTTTGGGATGCCCCCAATACCGACTATTTCAACCCAACATATTTCTCTGACTTAGGTTACACTAATGATGACCTTAAATTCAGGAAGAATAGCTTGATAAAGTCTTTCTTGAGATTGGATTTCTACGATTCACCTATTGTGACCGACCAGAACCTGATTTCAATCATATACATAAGTCCAGACATTAGATTAGGGGATATTCTACCTAACAGTCAGGTTATTCCAGCAGCAAATAAGCCAGTTAGTTTCATTTTAATGAACCCATTAGGTAATAACGAGAATTTCGGTGAGGGGTTCTTTATTTACCACTACAAGGATGAGGTAACCAACCTTCTCCCTAAAGAATTATTTATGAGGGCGACATATAGCAATGCTAAGACTGGCAAATCAACAAACATGATGACCGCACCATACGATGCTAACGCACCGATATTCATCGATGACCTACAAGGACAGTTACATACCAAATATACGCTTAAAAGGGATAACACAGGCTTCTATTACGATATAGATACAACACAGAGCAACGTGGAATTTACAGCTAACACATTTAATGTGGATTTATATGAAATTAAGGTGGCATAATGAGAGTAATTAAACGTAAAATATCACTTAGAGAACTCAAGACCTTTGAAGAGGGGTTATTGTATGGTGAAATTGTTGTGGATAATCTATACCTTAAGGTTGACCTGATTCAGAGTGGGGATGACATGGGGATATTCACTGATTTGGACTTCAAAGCTCATGGTGATATATGTTCTGACTTCGTAGCCAATTTAGATATCACCCACGTTACATGTTTTGATTGGAATAGCGGTGAAATACCAAATACTGGTGCAATTAGTATAGATATTAGTGGTGGACTTGCACCCTACGAAGTATTATGGGAATTCGATGGTAGCAATGACTTAGTTAAAACGGGGTTATATGGTAATAGTGACTACGCAATAACGATTACTGATGCAAATGAGTGTGTGATTAATTTGGTTGGTACTGTTGAAATATCTGAAAATGCTATCCCTACCGTATATGGTTCATTCTCAACTGATTACTATCACCCTGATATCGGGTCTATACCTTCTGGTCAGGAGAAACCAATAAGTATTTTACCAGAACCAGTGATATTATGTGTCGGTGAAACAGCAACTTTAACTGCTGAAGGTGGATTTGCATCGTATCAATGGTATATGGATGGTGTATTAATGGTGGGTGAGACTAACCAAATACTAACTGGTGTCGGTACTGATGGTGCGTACCATGTTGTGGTTTCAGATGCTGAGGGTTGTGAGGGACAATCTGAATCTCAATCATTTGAATTTATAACAACACCAACACCAGTCATAGCAGCCACTAATATACCATCAGAGAAGCCTGATGGTTCCCCACAAGGTGCTGGTACGATTAATGACCCATATGTGGTGTGTCCGTATAACCTTAATAGCCAACAGGGTGTAATACAATTAACCTTAACTAACCACCAATACTTTTCTAATTGGCGTTGGAATAGTGGAAGTACTACTATTAATATAACAGTTGGTCCTGGTGGTGGATGTTTTGGAATGAGTGAACCACTATTAGGTAATTTTGGTGGGTTTGTTAGTAGTATATGCGAACCAATAATATTAGGTGGTGACCCATACTATAGTAATGTAATCTGTGTACAGTTTACTAATGGTGATAATTGTATAGCGGAAGGTGAAGGTTCTGGTGGCGAATCAGGATAATTATAGAAGATGAACGTTAACTACGACATATTAATAGAGCGATTACAGGCAAGTGGATACACTTTCCCATTCATGTTTGGTGTAACACCTACAATGTTATCGGCTACCACATCCAATATCAACATGTCACCTAACACCAGATATTCTGGTGCCACGGTAGACCAATGGTATCATTCGGGTGGATTTGTAACAGGCTTCACCAACGACAAGTTGAATATGGTTAGGAGTTATAATGAGGCTGACCTGTATATACCATACTTGGTTCTGGATGAGGGAACCTACCTAAACTATTTCAATGATACGGTATATAGTGGTGTAACTATGGTTGTTACAGAAGGTGAACCTAATATCTACGTTGTGGATGCTGAAGCTAGTGGAGACCCACTGATTCCACTCGAAGCTGAATACAACCTAACGGTTATTGGTACCGATGGTCAAACAACTGGATTGTTGTATAATAGTTACACTGGTGAGACCTATACTATCACAGATTTTGATGGTGATGAAGTGGCAAAACCTAGAACCGATGTGAGATATGTTGGTGAAGGTTGGAATATAACTAACGTGGATTTGAGTGCAATGACCAAAACTGAATATTTATTAGGGATTGCATACCCACCAGAAGTACAGAGTGACATATTTATTGATAGAGGTGCGACAACAGTGATGGAAGACCACCTAAGAATGGGTGAGATTAAAGGATTAGATGCTTTACTTGACTACGGAAATGGTTATTATAAAGTAGGATTATAAAGAATTAAAACATGGCAACAGGAACATACGGAATAAATAGACCAGCAGATGTACTACCAGAAGATTGTGAAATCTGGGTACACTACTCTCCAAATAGGGGTACTGCTGGTGATACAACAATCTCACAATTAGACCCACAACAGGTTCTATTACAAATAGATAACCCTAATAAGGTTCAATCTAACGTAACTGGATTTGAGGTATTTGGTGGTATGTATACCCTGAAGCTACCTGTGGCACAATTTAGTGCTAAGGGTATCTACACGATTGTAATTAAGCCAATAGAGATTAGAACTAGGATTGTGGATTGTGGTGTTCTTGCAGCGTTCCCAGACCAGAAAGGTCTTCTATTTGATACGGCAGCAATCCCACCAGCACATGTAAATAAATTCGAAAACAATAACCTTATAGGTTACAGAATTGAATATTTGAATACGGATACTGGCGTTGCTGATGCTAAGTTGAGAAACTTCTTTAAGATAGTCACATCAAACAACAGAGCAGAACCAGTTAACCAAAACCTTACCAATACGAACCAAAAAGCAATTCGTTACAACTTTAATGATAACTCTTCATTGATATTCTGTACAGTATCACCAAGCTCTGCATCTAATGTAAGACCTAACGTGTTACCATTTATTGGACAACCTAATCAACAAGTTATCATCACCAACACATTCTTCAATCCACTTATGATTGAGATTGAAATGGTTGAGCACGATATTGAAACAATTGCTTACGGTATCTTCGGTAACCAAACTAAATCACTTGAAGATGGTATTTACACTATCTACAACTTTGATAATAACATTTACAAGCAATATAACTTGTATGAAATTAAAGACCAATACACTGGTAAGCCATTGTTTGAGGTTCGAGAGGAACGTACTAATATTGACTTCACGAAGGACTTCGATACAATCACTGACGTATAATGGCAGAGAATCCTAGAATAAGAGTACCTGGATACGCTCAGAGGGTTTTCTACGATGATGGCATCGAATATAGAAATTTCTCACCTGACCTTGTTGGTAATCAACTTACAAGTGAGGGTGGTTTACCGTTGTTCACAATGGGGAACTTCTCCGTTACGACCAACCTTGACCCAAGCGTAAGTATCAACCACAATACAGGGACGTATGGTCAATTCTATGACCTATCAACCCTTAATGTAGATGAGGCTGAAACCGCATTACTACTGACAGATAATTCAATAGCTAGATTGAATCTGGATGATAGGAACTTATTGAACCACGCATACTTTGGCTCATTAACCGAATTCGTTAGGGTAAACTTAGAGGAAATTATTACAAACTGGGTAGCAGCCATTTACATGTCACCTATTATCACCCTACCAAGTGGTCTTCAATCGACTGCTTATACGGTAACAAACTACTCTCATGATATTAATACTAATACGTCCACATTCAATGTGCCATATGAATCCATAATCAATAACTATTCATTGAATTATCTGGTTACGGGTTCCATTCTAGGTACCTTCAATGAGGGTAATACCCTTCGTAACATGACACTTAACTACTTGAGGTACAGTGTATTATTAGATGATACTGAGTATGATATAATCGGGTTTACTGGATTAACGAGTTCCGATTCTGGTAGTTTATCTATTAAGGTGGCGGGTAAACCATTTGTTGGTTCACCGAATCAGTTCATTACTTATCACATAAAGCCGAATAAAGCTGAGGAAGACAAGTTCTTTAATGGTTTACCAGACTTTCAACGTAGCTTATTGAATACGGTAGTTAAACCTAAATACACTATTACATTCAGATATCCTGTGGAGAGTGATGATGGTATCATTTTATATCAGACAACTAAACTAAGGTGGACAACAAGTGATGGGTATAACTTAGACTTCAACACTAAAGAGTATGAGGAATATGTAAACAAATTAATTGAATTATCTAATAACACCGACCTAACCAAGTCCGACCTTATTGTGCGGTTCTTAACGTCAGATTCTATAAGTGAGTTTGATACTATCCCACATTGTGATGGTAGTGAAGAAGAAACTGCCGCACAGAAGGTGACTAAGACGCTTAGGATATACGGTAGAGAGTTTGACGATATTAAGAGGTACATCGATGGTATCGCATTTGCTAATGTGGTAACCTATGATAAGAGAGATAATACGCCAGACCTAGTTCTTAAGAATTTAGCTAGGACATTGGGTTGGGATTTGGTATCAACGATATTGGAGAACAACTTATTGGCTAACTATGTAACAACACCAAGAGCATCATTCTCAGGTCAAAGCAGAGGTATGACCCCTATTGAATCTGAGTATGAGATGTGGAGAAGGTTGATAATGAATTCACCATGGATTTGGAAGTCTAAAGGTCAACGAAAGGTGATTGAGTTCCTAATCAAATTCATAGGGGCACCAAATGGTCTAATGGAGTTCAATGAGCATGTATATGTGGCTGATGCACCGTTGGATGTTGATTTATTCAAAGAGGTATTGAGGTTGAATGATTTGGAGACAGACCTATCACTATATAATATTGATAATGATGGTTTCCCAGCAGTTAGACCTAACACACGAAGTATGTACTTCCAAAAAGGTGGTGGATGGTACCGAGAGACTGGTGGAGCCAACGCCAATAAATATGTATTAGAGGGTAATAACCCTCACTCAGGTCCTTATGATAGAGGTCAACAATTTATTGACCAATTCAGAGCTTTGATACCAGATTTTAATCCTGTAACGGTAACATCAACTACGGTTAATACAGACACAACAGCATTATTCACCAATTATAACCAAGGGTTGGTAAACAATTATACTGGTGACACTTACGTTGATATGGCTTCAGAGGGGTACTATTTGGATGACTGTGTGACGATAGATAGTTATGTAATCGAAGACCCCGACCCTACGGCTGAGGTCACTGATTGTGGGTGCGATATAGAGGATAATGATGACTCAATACAGATTGATTTATCATTCTCGGCTACTTCAGTAGATTGTCCTACTTTATATTATGGCGCTTATCCACCGAATTTCAACCCTTATAGTCTTGTGGGTGAAGGGTACTATGTATTCCAATACCCACTATTTGATATTAATGGTAATCCAGCTTCACCACCATTCTACAATAGTCCATATATCAACTCAGAGTGTTGCTCACCAACTACGACTGATGGGATGCCAGTTGAGTATGTGGATATGAACATATTCACTTCTAATGGTCAACCTGACACTACATTAACACCACTAGAAGTGGTTCAACAGTATGGTGAAACTGGGGGTCTACAAACTGGTAGTATTTGCTGTAAGACCTATAACGGTGATTATATGCTTGATTGCGTGTGTTTCGCAACGTGTAATTGGAGATTAACTGGTAGTACCTTTGAATCCAATACGGTAATTATTGATGGTGAGACATACTTGAGGTTTGTTAACCCATTGGGTGAATATAGGGTAGGTAGCCCTGATGGTTGCAATTGCGCTGAACCTTCAACCAAAGTACCAGTAACAGACCCATATACAGGCGTTGAGGGTATTGGTTGTAAGATAGACAACAATGACTGGTATACAGGTGGTGGTGGTAATATAATAATGTTAACCTATGCGGGACGATTTAATGGTGATGAAGATTGTACTTGGGTATGGACACAACCAGACATATTAGTAGGACCGCACTAAGATAAAAAGAATTGAAACGAATATTTAAAGTAAATGCCTAATATAAACGAATACGGATATCAACAGTGCCTCCTTGGGGGGACACCGAACGAAGATGCGATTTTTAATAATCTATCTGACGGTACTATTGAGGTATTCATCCTCAACAATGGTACCTACGTTCCAACCCCAATAGGTGCATTCTGTTGTGCTTTTATAAATGAGGCTAACGAGGTTGGTGAACCTACATATACGCCACATCCTAGTACAACTGGACATACATACACTTGGGATGAGGATAGACAAGAGTGTAGATGGTTAGAATATGTTGATTGTGATGACTTACCACCAATTAGTGTGGTATTAAACCCACAAGACGATTTTGGTGCCGAATTTGAGGTGCAAGATGGTGAAACATGTGTATTGAATGTCGAATTCGACTACATGTTCAAGTTTGATTGTCAAGATATTCTGGATGTACAAGCTGATAGCGTTTCAGACCATCTCACTGACCTATATAACCAATTGGGTGATGCAACCAATACCTGTAATGCAACACAGGAAGCGTTGGATAACCTAGATGGTGGTTTACATTACGTCCTAACTAACTCAACCAATGAGGGTACAACGTTCTTATGTGTAACTGAGGCTGGACTTCCATTATTGGAGAGTTTGGTTACCGATTGGAACCCTCTTGCGTGGAACGAGTTCTTACTTGGTACATATAGCTCACTTAACTTCCCACAACCGATTACGGATGAAATGATTGTTGCTAACCAAGAAAATCAAGGTTTATATTACAATGATTGTACTGAGGATGGTGAACAATTAGCTGCCGATTCAACGGAGTGGTCTATCGCTTATAATGGTTATCTTGAGACGTTAGAGACCTGCACAGCAGAGATTGATAGTCTTACGGAGCAGATTAACACCATTTTAGCTGAAGAAGCTGAGAATTGCATCTACGCTATTGATACATTCGAAGAGTTGGTGGTGAATATGGCTATCGACCTACAAGACCCTAATCAACCTAATATTGTGAATACCCTTTATACTGAAGAGATATTCAATGTCGGTGAGGGTAATTTAACGGAGTACCTATACCATAATGGACAAAATCCATTATATGTTGAAGGTTTCGATTGGATGACTTGTGACCATTCTCCTTGTGATGATTTGGCTACAATCCTAGCCCAACAAATGATTGACCAAGCACTTGAGGCTGAATTAATAACTGGAACGACATTCTTCTCCCAATACAATCAATTACTTGAATTGGTGGGAACAGGCGCATTCAATCCTAGATGGGTACATTATAGTGGAACAATAACTGACCAGTCGGTTATAAGTGGTATGACTAATGGGTACGTAAACTTGAGTTTACAGATTGCAGACTCATGTGTTAACTTCTCAATTCTGATAGACCGTGTTGAGATGAATAAGGTATGCGAACGAGTGGTCAACAATGAGATAATTGTAAGTAAGAACCCATCGTTTGATTTAAGAAAGGAATGTGATAACAAGAAATCTTGGGTGGTTAAGTCAACCCCAGAGGAAAGAGATTATAACCTATTCATGAGGAACACCGACTATGATGTAAATGATAGTCGATTGGTTCTTAATACAAAAGAGGTAGACCTTAACGTATCAATTGATAATGGTATCGAGACTGACGTGTGGTGTTATGTGAATGATAACCCATGTATCTTGGAGCCATGTACACCGATATATGAGACTACTATTACTACTGCCACTACATGTGTCGGTACATTAACTGGTAATACGAATTGGACTGGTGGAACCACACCATTGGTGGGTGCTAATATGGGTGAAGACCCACAATTCGGAATAACAATACTTAGAATGAGTCAGGCTGCATGGGGTCAAGGAGGTTATCCAGCAAGTGCGGTCACGACCACTCAATATGATGGTGAATGTGCATTCATACATGAAATCAATATAACTGCAACTCATACCAGCCCAACAAGGTTTATTGGAGCTTGGATTGTGGGTAATTATGATGGTACCATAGATTGGTACCGAGATAGATGCTGGTCAAATGCTACCGAAATACTAACTAACTATAGTGGTACCGTTACAGGTGAAACTAATTGTAACATTCTTATGAGTGGTATAACCGAATATAACGACCTTCAAGGCGCTGATATGATTAATGTGTATTGGGATGGTGTCGGTTGTACGTTCGACCAACCACCAGTAATCCTTACAGGTACAACAATCGTTAATGATTGCTGCTGTGATGATATACCATTAAGTGGTACAAACATAACAGGTGGAACCGTTGCGTTACCACCTACTGGAACGTCAGTACCTTGTTCTATAACAACTGGTGATACTGGTCCTGGTGGTGGACTAGTATTCTGGCTTGACCCTAATAACCCATGTCAAGGA